CATTTGGATCGTTAGGAACATAAATCTTGTTCCATTCATCAATCTCTTCAACACTTCCATGTTTAAGAGCATGTGTTTTTAGATTCTTAGCAATACCTATTGGATTATCAGGACCATCAATGATTGTAATAACATCATTCATTGCTTCAATGTAGTCTCTCTGGGCTAAGAAAAGATCGTGCTCGTCACTATTCATCTTTTCAGTCCAACCTAGTAGCTTATTTACAGGAATAATAACTCCTTCTTGTGTGAATATTCTTCTACTCACCCATTTAGCCATCTTATAGGTTCTACTACGTTCCATTGAATGATATATAATACGCAGTTTGATTTTTGGGTCTTTCTGCATGATGTACCAATCAAATGGATTCAAAACAAATGCATCATCAATAAATGATGTTTTACCAGAACCAGTAAGTCCACCTACAAGATAGTACATACTCTTTCTAAGACCAACATATCTATTAAGTCTGTTGAATCCCATAGGAATACCATCATTAACTCCTGAGAGTCCTTTGGCAACTTCTTCTTTTAAATGATTGAAACTCATTCTTTAGGTTTTACAAAGATTTTTAGTGTTCTTGCATTATCTTGATATGATAGTTGCACATCAGCATTGTGTATTACATATGCCCTTCCTGTCTGATCTATCACTTCAAGTCTTGTTACTTTTGGTAAATCGATTATTCCATCTACGATTTCTTCTTGCTCATAGGCATGAGCGTTACATGGTTGTTTCATTCTTTAAATGTTTCGTTATATAATTCCTCTATTGTCCAAGATTTTTTTTGAGTTGTCATAAAGCAACATTTTGCACCAAAATGACAAATATCTTCCTTTTCCATTTCTTTTGCTTGGTTAAGTATTTCATCAAATAAATTACCATCACCTCTCATTTCAAACTTTTCATAAAGTTCTTTTGCAAACCATTCTACTGCTGTCTGTCTCATATTATCATTGTTACTTTAATTACTGGACAACTTAGTTTGTGATTACCATTTTCTAAACCACAGTATTCACACTTATTAGCCTGTTCTTTTTTATAGATTTCTAATAGTTCTTTTGTTGTATAAGTGTCATCATACTTACTTTTAGCGTGAAGCATCTCTACATAAATATTTATATTTTTATAACGATATTTACTACAAAACTCTGCAAATCCAATAGCAAAATCTTCTGCTATTTGTTCAGCAATATTCACATCCACTTCTGTTTTCTCATCTGATAGATGGCCAGTTAAGTTTTGTCTTAGTTGTTCTTTTAGTGTCATATGTCTGTTCCTTTTGATATTTCTGTTGATTCTACAATCTTAACACCTTCATTAATCAATTCTATTATGGGCTCATAACTTCTTTGATTAAGATAGGTGAGAGAGTTCTGCATGTACGTTAGTTTGTTATTTGCTTGTTTAATAGAAGCTTCTTTCTTTTGCAGTACATCAAATGTCAGTGCTTCAATCAATTGAGCAGCTGTATATTCTCCTTCAAGAAGAATCTTGTCAAATTTCAGCCTACATTCATCTTTAGCACTCTTGAGAGTTCTATTGCCTGTAAAGGTTTTACCTTTATAAGTGAATGTATCTGTACCTGGATATGCCTTCCACCAATCTTCAAATTCTGTTGTGGCAGGCTTTCTCTTGATTATTTGTTTTGCTTTCCCTCTTGTGGCTAGAAACGCTAAGAGCTCATGTCCTGACAATGTTAGTTTATCATCATCAGTAATGAGCCCTTTACGTACCAATCCTTGGTATAGTCCAGCAATCTTCATACTACTCTCACATAGTGGTGCTACATCAAATTTATCATTGATGAGCATCAACAAGAATACGTGATCTAGAGTGTATGATTTTTTTATAAGTTCTTCGAAATGATGAACGTCTAGCGAAAATTTCATTGGTTTGGATGTTTGCTGGTTTGCGTTTGTTGTATTCCCACTCTTGCCATGAGGCTTCTATATCTCGCTGTCTCTCAAGAGCAAAGATGTAATCTTTTTGTGCTTCATGTTCCCAATCGATGGAACTTACAAAGTTAGTTGATCTTTCCATAAGTTTTATTTAATCTTTTAAACAATTTGGATAGGTGCATTCTTTTTTAGAACATGTTTGTCCTACAATCTTTACACCATCTCTTGTACATTTCTGTGAATCTACACCATTAGGCCAAAAGCTATCACAGTTCATAGCATCTTCTTCTCTGTGAAAAGAATGATATGCTTGTCTAGGCACATTTGGTTTAGCTGTAAATCTGTGGCAATACTTACTCGATGGACAATCTCTGTCCATACATAAACTGATATCTGGCATGAGTTTAGGGATTAGTTGTTATACCTTTCTAATAATTCAAGATCTTCTGAATAATTAATACCATATTTCTCTTTGATTGCAACTATATCAGCAAGAAGATCTACAATGTTCTTCCTATGAGAACGTGTGATTGAGATTCTACTCACTCTTGACATCTCTTCCATGTATTGGTAAATCTTAATGTATTTAGGCTCCAATACATGTCTGTAAATTGCAACTTTTAAGTCCATGGCTTAGTTTTTTATACGAAGACCAAATGCAAGATTGAACCAATCAAAAGTGCTTTTTGCTCTTGTGGTGTTACATTTAAAAATCTTCTTGATTAATTTAATAGAATACTTCTTGAATTCTTCGTGCTGTTCTGTAGTCATAGTGATATTAAAATACCACTTGTCATCATCCAAGGTATCCATCATAGACTTACCAACCATTTCTAGTTGGTATTCTATGAGGTGTCTTGTGATGTTCTCTCTGTTAATCTTAACTTTTTCCATTAGCTAAATAAATCTAATTGATTAGGAATAATTACAATGTTACGCTTCTTACCTTCTGTAAGAATCTTGTTAATGATTCTATTGGCTTTCTCAATGTAATATTCATAGTTTACATTTTGCACTACAGAATCTTTAGGCAGATAGTTACACACTGTTGCCAACCATTCACCTGCTTCAACTTGACTAATCTTTGCAGCATTAGTTTGACACTCTTCGTTCTTCATCTTCAAGAGCTTCACACCACTGTTTGAGATGTAATATCGTATGAGTTTATCATAGATTTCTTTCTCACCAGTTTGTCTGTTGATTCCTTCATAATGAAAGTCACGAGATGCTTTCTGTCTTAAGCAAAAATCGTAGAGATTAGTATGATTTCGAATAGTAGTATCAACAGGAATGCCCTGAACGTAATACTGTTCCAAAGCAATGTTAATAATACGTCCAGACTTATTTTTATGGAGTTCAAAGTCTGTAAGAAAGTCTCCCTTTTTCTTGATTTCGCCATCTGTTTTAATTGCTAAATAATCATTAACTGTTGAGAATATAATCTTTGAATATTCTGTACGTTCTAACTCGTATTGTGTTACATCACACCACCATTCATTAATTTCATGCATTAAAGGTATTAACTCTTTTTTAATTTTTATAGTTACACCATCAGTATTTGCAGAAATTATGTTAATTCCATTAGTTTCATACTTCTCAATTAACATCATCAATGATAATTCACCAGTGATTGTGGTGAACATAGTTAGTTGTCTATCGTAAATCCAACTCAACATATCAGATGATTTACCATATACAGAGTTAACTGCAAGTTTAAGGGCTCCAACGATTCCTCTAATCTTTCTATCTTTCTTAGCAAGAGGTTTAAGTTCTAACCTTTTCTCGAACATCTGTTTGTACCCTCGCAAGAATTCCTTCCCCAAGTGCGCAGGATATTTACCATTGTTAATAATAATAGCAGGATAGTAACTAGATACATCCCAATCAATAATTTCATGGTCTTCATCAGCTTCAAAGATTTTAGGTTTGTTTACAGAATGCAGTCCACCTTTAGCAAATGTGTACACATTATCATAGAAGACAATGTCCTCTTGAAACTCATCAGTCATGGACATTTCCATTTTCTTAATCTTAGCTAAGAATTCTTTCAACTGTTTTGTTTCAAACTTTACATAAGGTGCGATGCAGTTCTTGACAGAGATTGATTTTCTGAAATACCCTTTACGTGGTAATTCTTTGTACTCTATACCTTTTTCTTGTATATAATACTTCTTAATCATCTCGTCACCAATTTTACTGTCAGAATAGTTTAAGCAAGGAATACCAAACTCATCAAATATATCTTGTCTGAGCTCTATCTGGTTGTTCTGCTTGTACAATGGATGATCTGTATCACCTGTGGTTATCTTGTAGAATTCATAAGTTGCCATAACATCATTCTTACAATAAGTTCTAGTGATGTGTCTCTCTGTTGGAGTCATATCTCTTTTTGTATGATGTACAGGCATCTCTTCGATATTCTCAAAGTCCATCTCAAACTCTAATCTTTTAAGACTAACCATACGATTTTTGTTATCATAGTGGTTTATCTTGAACAAATCGAGTTGTTTAAGAGATAGTTCATGTTCTCTATACTCTGGAAAAACATCATAGTTAGCATCGTGGATCACATCTGCTGCCTTCTGAGCGATTTTCTCGCATATTTCCATAGTAGATAGCTCATGCCAATTTTCAGCGTTTCTAAGGATCCATTCTATCACCTGACTGTCAAATCTAATATTGTTATAGCCTACCCAATAGTGTGTATTATGAGCTTCTGCAAACTTTAAGAATGAATCTAGTTGATTTATCTTCTTGCTCACTTCAAACTCAAAATACATATCTGCTTGTGGATCATATACACCCACAAGAAACATCTCTATTAAGGTTTCTATATCATAGATTAATACATTTTCTTTCATAATTTTTAAATTAAAGTTCCCACCATCTGCCACATATTTGACACTCTTGAGGTCCATATGCTTTATGCATTTTGTGTTTATCTCTTATAAGATTATGTACAAATAAACACCATACGTCCCCTAATTTTCTAATAATCCATTTCATTGTCTTGTTGTGTTTTTATGGTCTTTCCAATCTAACCAAAATCCTATTCCTACAATAATATTCATTCCAAATGAAGCTAATATTTCATATACATCTTCGTACATGTTAGTAGATAGGTGGACATGTCCTACCATCCAAAAAGGAACAGCAAGATTATTTGATATCCACCTAACTAAATAATTTAAAAACTTCAATTGTTATATTGTTTAATAGGATTAATTACTAAAGTATTCTTTTAGTTCCAATCTCGTGCACATTCTTTAATCCTGGATCAGAATTAATAATCTTCAACACAATCAATAAATGATCTGCTTCTGTATAAAGTAGACTACGTTGATTTAGCTTAGTTGCAATACAAAGACCATTTCCATGGTCCTCAATCTCCATTGCTACAGTGTTCTTTACTGAATTATCCCATGAGTCTACATCAGCATAAGTTAATGTATGGATCTCATTTCCATCATCATTTATTGTAAGCTGATAATCATATTCGTATTGATTGTTTACGAATACTTGTTGTTTTTCTAAATTTTTCATTCTTCTTCTGTTTCTTCGTCTGTTAATAATCTAACTACTACTTTTTGCTCGTACATATTGGGAATAACTTGTTCATCTTCGTCAAAGAAATCCTCAATAATTTCTATTTCTATCCATCCATCAAATTCATTGAGGATGTAATTAATGTCGTCAAGGGTAATGTCTCTGAGTTCATCAGTGTCATCACCTTCATCAAACCAACCAATTTCATGTGGTTCTGCTATTACAGAATCATCATTGTCAATAATGTAAACTTCCATTGGAGCTCCATTCTCAATCATGAATGCTTCTTCATCATTGGGAATCTTATCAAGTTCCCACAATGTTGTGCTTTCTTCTGTAACATCAGCAAACAACATTCCTAATTCCAATCTCTTGGGCATATAGCTTCGTAAAGCTAATTCTGCTTCGTAATGATACATAGTTTATATAGATATTAGTTCTTCTTGTTCTACATGTACAGCAATAGGTGGTGCAGTTTCTAGTTTCCTGAATCTGAATGTTCCAAATGCTGGTTCCATATATTTATCAATCAACTTGAAGTATTTCATAGGATTTGTTATCTCCTCTAATCTTACTCCAACAACAAAATCAGAGTCAACAATATCTCTAATAGTATATTGCTGACCCTGTTTTACCCAATTAGGAACATCTCTACGAAGTTCCTCAACTGTGTGTAGTTGCATTGATGCATCAACACAAACAACTTTATCTCCTACGTTAAACATTATTCGTGAAATTCAAGAAAACCATCACTGTAAATAAGTCTCATTGTACCTGTATCATCAAAGAATTGGAAACCAATAGTTTTACCATCTTCATCAATGCAATCAATGTATTGAT